ATGCCTATTAGTGAATTAGGTAATCCCGTAAGTGTAAAAACACTATACAAATATATTGAACGTAAACCTGTAGGAACTGAAATATTTACAGTGGTAAAACAACCTGTAAACAAAAAAACAGGTAGAAAAAGTGGAGCTCCGGCTTCAGTAAGAGCCGCGATTAAGTATAATGATTTACTTGGATATTGGAAGCTAGATAAAGATTATAGCCAAATAGTACAAGGTGATAAAGTAAAATGGATATATTTAAAAAAAAATCCTTTTAATATAGAAGCACTAGCATATCTTGATTATGATTGTCCTCCTAAAATCCAAGACTTCTTAGATAAGTTTGCTGACAAAGAAAAAGTATTTGACACTATTTTATTAAATAAGCTAGAAGGTTTCTATGAAGACTTAGAATGGAAACTTACAACAAACCCATACGTTAATCAATTTTTTATATAAATGAAAAAAAGTTATATTATAGACAACATCCAAAAATACTTCCTAGGAGGTTTAGTAGGAGAAGTAATTTGGACAATCCAAAACGGTAAAGTAGAAATAGATTTTACTACATCAACAAAAGATACAGTTGGTAATTTGATATTCGACTTAGCTTTAGAGGATAATGAAATCGGGATTTATAATACAGATTCACTATTAAGGTTATTAAGTATTACAAATGAAGATGTCCAACTCGAATTATCTAAATCAAACACAGGGTTAGTAAATAAACTTAAAATTAGAGATAATAAATTCGATTTAGACTACAATCTAAGTGATATAAATGTTATCCAAGCTGTACCTAAAGTAGGTGAGGTAGAATATGGTTTTTCATTCAATATTGATAACGAGTTTATAACTAATTTTTTAAAGGCACATAACGCCTTAGAAAAAACAGCAGCATTTACTATTAATACATCTACCACAAAACAAGGAGAAAATATAGTTGAATTGTTGCTAGGTGAACGTACAACACACGCTAATAAAGTTAAATTCACCGAACCTGCTACATTTACAGAACCAAGCGATATATTACCATTTTCAGCATTGGTATTTCGTGAAATACTAAGTGCTAATAGAGGTTCTGAAGGTACAATGTCTGTAAGTAATAAAGGACTAGCAAAACTAGAATTTAAAACAGAAACGACTTTTGTAAAATACTTTTTAGTAAGGCTACAATAGTATATATTTATAATAAACCTTGACTCTAGAGCGAGTTAGTTATATAATTGTTATATTAAATTAATTTTAACCGAGTAGCTTAGGCACTCAAAAACGTAAATCATTATGAGTACACTACTTTATGAACGTAATCCGTTCGACATTTTAATCAGGAATTTCTTCCAAGATGCTAGTAAATATTCACCACTAGCCGAATCAAAAGTACCCCACCCCGCAGACATTTATACAACAGAAACACATCTCGTGTTTGATATTGCTTGTACTGGTCTTGCCAAAGAGGAACTAGATATCCAAATAAAGGATAACACACTTCAAATTACATACGATAAACCCCAAATTGAAGAAAAGGACGTAGATTATATCCATAGAGGTATAGCAAAACGTTCATTTAATTTAGGTTGGAAGATTGACAGCAAGTTCGATTTAAAAAAGGCTGAAGCCGAATTTAATTATGGAATGTTGAAAATCACTATTCCATTTGCCAAAACAGTCTTATCAAAAACACTGCAAATTAAGTAAAAATCTCTCGCTCTAGACTTGGTTTATCGCACTAATGTTCGTATATTTACGACATAGTAATAATCACAAACAAACAATCAGTTATGGCAAATCCAAATTTCAAAGGCAGACCAAAAGGGTCTGGAAAAAGTACATTTATTGAAGATCCATTATTAGGGAACTTTAAAATCGTTGTAGATGAATACAGCTATAATGTAGTAGATATTATAAAAGATAAAACCATTGGTTTTTATACAAATTTAGGAACAGCAGTTTTAGCTGTAGCAAAAAACTTGTCTAACAAAGATGGAGTATTTACCTTAAAGGAATATGCTAATAACTTTGAAACAATCCACACTAATTTAAAAGAAGCAATTTTAAGATGAACAAATTAAAACCAGTACACGGACACGTAGTCCTAAAGCCAATCGAAGAAGAAGAATTGATGGCTGGAAACATTGTAATCCCAGATATGGGTAAAGAAAAACCAGAAATGGCTGAAGTTATAGCAATTTCACCAATTTTTAATTTTAATACAGACAAAGAAGTCCCATTGTTTATTAAAGTAGGAGATAAAGTCTTAATTCCTAAAATGGGGGCACAAACAGTTACTGTAGAGGGGGAAGATTATTATATTACACAACAAAATTCAATTATAGCAATTTTAGAAGATTAAATTTATGAACCGAGACGAACAAACAATTACATTATTTGGTGCTGAACTAAAAGATAAACTTTTAGAAGGTGTCAAACAACTAAATCAGAGTGTATCTTCAACATTGGGACCAGCTGGTAGAACAGTTTTAATTAAAAGGTTACATAACAAAACAATTATCACTAAAGATGGTGTTACTGTAGCTAAAAACTTTAAAGAATTAGAAGATCAATTTTCTACCTTAGGAGTTGAATTAGTTAAAAAAGTATCTATCAAATCAGGAAACGAAGTTGGGGATGGAACAACTACAAGTTGTGTTTTAGCATATGCCATCCTAGAAGAGGGTATGAAAAATATCAAAGTAGGTTCTAATCCTGTAGAAATTAAAAAAGGAATAGATGAAGCTGTAGCTACTGTTGTAAAACAACTAGAAGAAATGGCTATTGAGATTACAGACGATGCTCAAATTAGGGAGGTAGCAACCATTTCTGCTAACAATGACGAAGAAGTAGGTAATTTAATTGTTACTGCTTTAGATAAAGTAGGTAGAGAAGGAATTGTTACTATTGAGGAATCTAAAACAGGAGAAACATATCTTGAAACTGTAGAAGGTATGGAATTTACTAGGGGTTATGTTTCACCTTATTTTGTTACTGACAATGGTACAATGACAGCTCTTATGACTGATCCTTATATCATGATTTTTGACGGGGTATTACAGAAATCTCAAGATATTGTAAATGCTTTACAAGTAGCCAATACTGATAACAGACCGTTAGTTATAGTTGCTAACGAGATTGGTGGAGAAGCTTTAGCAACCCTTATTGTAAATAAAATGAGAGGTATTGTTAATGTTGTAGGAGTCAAATCTCCAGATTTTGGTGAAAGAAGAACAATGGCATTAGAAGATTTAGCTACAATTACAGGTGGACAAGTAATTTCTAGAGATAAAGGACATAAAATTGATAAACTTCAACCAGTTCAACTTAAAGAATTATTTGGTTCAGCTCGTAGTGTAAATGTTGAAAAAGCTAAAACCACTATTATTGATGGTAAAGGAAGTGAAGAAGATATTGAAAAAAGAGCAGAAGAAGTAAAAACACTTCTAGAAAATGCTACTTCAGCATTTGAAAAGGAAAAACTACAAGAGCGTTTAGGTAAAATTGTAGGAGGGGTAGCTATTATTAACGTAGGTGGTAATAGTGAAATTGAAATGAAGGAGAAAAAAGACAGAGTAGAAGATGCTTTATTTGCCTCATTAGCAGCCCTAGACGAAGGAATTATAATTGGTGGTGGAACTGCCTTATTGTATGCTTCAGAAAAAATCTCAAGAGCTGGAACTGATGATAGAGCAGTTGGCAGAAGAATTGTCCGTAAAGCAATCCAAGAACCATTCCTAAAAATTCTTACAAATGCGGGTCATGATATTAACGATGCTCGTTACGCTGGTTCTAAATTAGTAGATTCTAACAAAGATGTATGGTTAGGTTTAGATTATAAAGATCTGTCCACTATTAACTTCAAAGAAGCAGGAATTATAGATCCTAAAAAAGTAACTAGAATAGCATTACAAAATGCATCTTCAGTAGCAGGAACTATATTAACAACAGATGCTGCTGTAGTAGAAAAAGGAAGAAATGAGGATGCCCCACCTCAACAACAATGGGACCCAAATGGAATGATGTAAATTAAATTTAAATTAAACAAAAATGAGTAAACAAGAAGTTTTCGAACAAATCGATGGTCTTTATGAGACTTTCAAGACCGAGAATGCTGGAACAACAAAAGCATCTCAACAACGTGCTAGAAAAGCAATTGGAGGAATTAAGAAACTCGTAACAGAGTATCGTAAGGCTTCCGTTGCAGAAAGCAAGTAATTTATTGGGGGGGCTATTTGGTTCCCCCATTATTATTTCGTATATTTAGGGGTTATTAAAAATTAAAGGTTATGGAATATACTTATGGAAATGGAGATTTAAAAAAATGGTCATTAAATAATATTAGTTTATTATTAGGAGATCCTAAATTTCAAGCACTTATAGTAGAAAAAAAAGTAGCTGCTGATGCTGGTTCGCAATTTGTAGATAAAAATGGCCATGATGAAGTACACCACACTAAAGGTAGAATAGAAACTAAATATACTAACTACATAAAACCCTCAGGAGAGTTAAGAGTTAATAAAGCAGGAGAAAACAAAAAGAATGGTTTTGATTTTATTCGTATTATAGACGGCATTAATGAACGAATATTTGAAATACCTCATAATATATGGTTTACAGTAGCTAAACTAACTAGCAACGGAGAATTTTTATGGAGTAATACATATAATAAAGAAGACAAATTACAAAGAAGTAATACCCAACTATTATTAGATTACGAAGTTACTAAATAACAATGATAAAAGAACATACATTATATACAGAAAAATTCCGTCCAACTAATCCCGCAGATTATATTGGGAATAATAGTTTTAAACAAGACTTAAATCAGTGGATTGAAAAACAAGATATACCTCACCTATTACTACATGGTGCAGCAGGTACAGGTAAAACTACTGCTGCTAAATTAATTACAAGTAATATAGATTGCGATTTCTTATATACCAATTGTTCAGATGAAAATGGTATAGAAACAATTAGAGATAAAGTAAAATTATTCGCATCGTCCGCAACATTCCACGCCTTAAAAGTGGTTATAATGGATGAAGCCGATTTTCTAACGATCAACGCACAAGCCGCATTACGTAACGTAATTGAAACTTTTTCCAAAACAACACGTTTTATCTTTACTTGTAATTATGTTGAACGTATAATTGACCCCATACAATCAAGAACATCAGTATATGAAATAACTCCCCCATCAAAGAGCGAGGTTGCTAAAAGATGTGTTAGTATATTACGTGAAGAGCAAGTTGATCACTCTAAAGAAGATTTAGTAGAGATTATCAACAAAACATACCCTGATATTAGGAAAACATTAAATCTATTACAATCTTGTATTGTATGGGAACCAGATGTTAAATTTCTCAAATTAAAGGATAATATTGTAAATCAAAAACAATACACAGATAAAATCATTGAATTGATTTCATCTAACGATGAAAATACCTTTAACAAAATCCGCCAAATTATAGCGGACGCAGGTATCAAAGAATACAACGAATTATATAGAGCCCTATTTAACAATTTAGACACATTTCATAACCCAGTGTTAGGCACTATTATTATAGCCGAATCACAATATCAATCTGTAATGGCTCCAGATCGTGAAATAACATTTATGGCATGCGTCGCTAATCTTTTAAAACCATTCTAATGGAACAACCACAAATGAACTTAGATTTAACTAAGACAACAGCATTAAACACTCCAAGCGGGGGTAAAATTTGGCAACAAGGTGTAATTCTAAGATCTGCCTCTAAATTTCTTACAGGAACAAGCGAGGATGCTTTGATTCCAATCCCTGTATTTTTTGATCCTGAAACAAAAGAAATTTTTGAAGGTACATTACCTAAAGAATTAAAAGAAGAATATATATAATGACATTATTCCAATGGCTCGACCAAATCAGTTATGAAAAGAAACCATGGGCCTCATTCTCAGGTGACGATCATGGTTCCTTTAACCCCTTTATGCTAAATCGTTTTATTAGTATGAGGTCGGAGAACATTGAAGTAGTTAATTTAATTCAAAAGTATCCTAATTTACCAAAGGAACACTTATATAATTTTTATTGTCATGTTATCCCTAAAAAGAAAACATTCTTTAAATATATAAAATCTAAAACAAAAGATTACAACCCCAAACTTATAAAGCTTATAGCAAGCTGGTTTGCGGTTAGTGAAAGAGAAACAATTGAATTTTACCCACTTTTAGGTAAAGACGAAGCAAAAACTATCCTATCTTTAATAGGAATAAGTGATAAAGAAATTAAAAAACTTTTAAAATGAAAGAATGGTATAAAGAATTTATAGGAGTGTATGAAAATATAATTTCTAAGGAATTATGTGAAGAAGTTATGAACTTAATGAATAATATAGAATTAGGAGAAAGATCTATAGAAGAAGGAAGAGGATTAAAAAAAGAAGATTATGGTTCTCACCTTGAATTTCACAACCTAGAACTAACTAATAATATCAAAAATATTTTATATACCCAAATTATACCTTTATATTCTAATAAATATTCTATATTTAAAAACATATACCCCTTACATATTCCTGCCTTTAAAATCCAAAAAACTATTCCTTCTGGGGGATATCATGAATGGCATTGTGAAAGTTCTACTTGGAATAATAGACATAGAATAGGAGCTTATACTATATATCTAAATGATGTAGAAGAAGGGGGTGAAACTGAATTTCTATATCAATCTCTAAGAGTAAAACCTACACAAGGTACAGTATGTATATTTCCTGCGGGATACACACATACCCATAGAGGTAATCCTCCTCTTTCTAGAGAAAAATATATTATTACAGGATGGGTAGAATATTTAGACCCTAAATTATTAGAACAAAATTAAAAAACTTTTAAAATGAAACCACATTTATACAAAATGTTAAAAACCGAAGCTGAAGCTGAAAAAGCAAAAGCTTTATTATCTCTTGAATTATTATCTAATAACGCTGTAGGAATTGGAGACCATACTACTGGTGATTTTTATTCTAGTGCTACTGAAGCTTTAATGATGTTAGTTGATGCTGATGACAAATTAAGTATCTTAGAAAAATATTTTAACGGAGATAAAGATAATCTATTAGGATAATGAGTGATTCAGTAACCAAATACTTTGAAAATATGACAAAAATTATAGATGATAACAATGGATGGACTATTACCCCTCATAAACAACCTATTGACAAAGTCTTATGGTACTCAAACACAACATTTCCAGATAAAAAAGACAAATATGTCCACCAAGTAAAGGAAAAATTTGAAGAACGTTCACAAATCGGTATTAAAAAATATAATACTACCTTAGAACGTACTGATTTAGATTTAAAAGCATGGTTAACCCACCTCCAAGAAGAATTAATGGATGCTACATTATATATTGAACGCCTAAAAGACGAAGTTGGAAATTAATTACGCTACAGATAAAATAGTTTCGTTCTCTCAATACTCTATGTACAAATCGTGCCCACACAAGTGGTACTTGCAGTATGTAAAGGGTTATAAAGACGATAAACCAAATATACATTTTGTATTCGGTACTGCAATGCACGAGGCTTTACAACATTATCTCAAAACCATGTACGACGTATCCATAAAAGCCGCTGATGATGTTGATATCACGCAGTTCTTTAAGGATAGGATGATGGATGAATATAAAAAATACCTAAAGAAAAATAAAGATAAACATTTCTCTACTCCTGAACAATTATCCGAATTTTATAAAGATGGGGTGGGTATTTTAGAATGGTTTAAAAAACACAGAAATGGTAGAAGAACTAACTTTTCTAAAAAAACAATGGAGTTAGTAGGTATTGAAATACCCTTAATTCTACAACCAATTAAAGAACGCCCTAATATTAAATATATGGGGTATGTCGATTTAGTTACTAAAGACAAAACCACCGGAGATTACACTATTTACGACATAAAAACATCTACAAAAGGATGGAGTAAATGGGAAAAAGGAGATAATGTAAAATCCCAACAATTACTACTCTACAAAAATTACTATTCAGAATTATTTAAAGTACCCAAAGATAAAATTAACGTAGAATTTTTTATAGTTAAAAGAAAGATATTAGATTTTAATGATGAAAAATTAATGTCACCACACCAAGCATATCGTGTTCAGAACTTTCGCCCAACTGATAATCCAAAACGTTTAAAAGAGGCACAAGAAGATTTTGTAGCTTTTATAAAAGATTGTTATACTCCCGAAGGACAACCTATAGATAAAGAATTTCCAAAACACCCCTCTAAATTATGTGATTGGTGTAATTTTGGAAAAAATAGAGAACTATGTGGGGAAGGCTTGTCTCCTGATGAAAAGTTTTTTACATTAGAGTAAGTTTGCGTATATTTATATATACAATAACAAAATATATTATGAGCAAAGCAGGTTTACAATTAACAAGTGTTAAAGTACACAGAGATTTATTTGAAGATTTTAAAATCGAATGTATCAAGACAAAATTTAGTTTACAAAAATTAACTGATAGAGCATTATACCTCTACCTTACATCCGATGAATTTAAAAAACAAATTCACAATCAAACAAATTTAACAATAGATAAATAAACTACAAATTAATGTCAAACCTTAAAAACAAATATGGTCGTCACATTGAGAAAGAATACAGGAAAAAAATCCTCTTTCTCTGTGACGACATTTGAGTTAGAATGCATAGTGGAATAGCCACAATGGCAAGAGAAATAGTATTAGGAACCTGTCACAAGTATAATTGGGTTAATGCAGGGGCTGCCATTAACCACCCCGAAGTTGGAAAACGAATTGATTTAAGTGCTGATACGAGTAATCGTGCAGGAATAACTGATGCCTCGGTATTTTTATATCCCCAAAATGGGTATGGAGATTCTACCTTAATTCGCAAAATGTTAAAAGAGGAAAAACCAGATGCTATATTTTTCTTTACAGATCCCCGTTATTGGGAATGGTTGTTTCAAATTGAAAACGAAATTCGTACTAAAGTCCCAATGGTATATCTAAACATTTGGGATGACCTACCAGCCCCGATGTATAATGAATCATACTACGAATCATGTGACACCTTATTAGCAATCTCTAAACAAACTGAAAATATTAACAGAGTTGTTTTAGGTGAAAAAGCTAAAGATAAGATTATAGCTTATGTGCCCCATGGTATTAATGAAGAACAATTTTTCCCTATAACAGAGGAACACGAAAAATGGGATGAATTACAAAAAGCCAAAAAACAATTATTTGGAGATAAAGAATTCAAACACGTATTTTTCTTTAATTCAAGAAATATTAGAAGAAAGGCCATATCAAACCTTATAGCAGCCTACTCAGTATTTAAAGATAATTTACCTGAAGATCAGAAAAAAGATGTGGCATTAGTATTACATACCCAACCTATAGATGAAAATGGAACCGATTTATATGCAGTTCGCGATTTATTTTTAGGTGAGGATCCAAGTGTAATATTTTCTACTGGTAAATTAGCTACAGAAAGTATGAATTACCTTTATAATTTAGCTGATATTACAATTTTACCATCTAACGCTGAAGGTTGGGGGTTAGCTTTAACTGAATCTATGATGGCGGGTACAATGATTTTAGCTAATGTTACAGGTGGTATGCAAGACCAAATGCGTTTTGAAGACGAAGACGGAAATTGGATTAAATTTAGTGCAGATTTCCCATCAAATCATCAAGGAACTTACAAGAAACATGGTAAATGGGCTATACCAATTTTCCCTGCCGTATCTACATTAGTAGGTTCACCAAAAACACCATATATTTTCGAAGACCATGTTGATTTTAAAGAATTAGCCGAAAAATTAAAACAATCATACAAAATGTCTAAAGAAGACATAGCAGAAGCAGGAAAAGCCGCTCGTGAATGGGTTACATCAGATGAATCCGGTATGTCTGCCAGAATGATGAATGAAAACATAATCAAACATATGGATGAAACAATTAACACGTTTACTCCAAGAAAGAAATTTGATTTTATTAAAATATACAAATTAAAAGTTAATAAGTTACAACACAAATTAGTATATTAAGTTATGAGTAAACCATTTATAGTAGTTAGTTGCCCACTTGAAACTTATAGCGGTTACGGCTCTCGCAGCCGCGATATCGCAAGAGCACTAATCAAATCAGATAAATACGACGTTAAGTTTTTATCTCAAAGATGGGGGAATACCCCATTTGGTTTTTTAGATGAAAACGATGAAGAAGATAAAAAGTTACTAGATAGAATCATTCCAATCCCACTACAAAGACAACCTGATGTATGGGTGCAAATATCAATCCCAGACGAGTTCCAAAAAATAGGTAAATTCAATATTGGTATAACTGCGGGAATAGAAACCGATACCTGTGATGTAAGGTTTATACAAGGAGCTAATAATATGGATTTAATTTTAGGTTCATCTAAACATTCACTAGCTGCATTATTAAACACTCAATACGAACAAAAAGATAAAGAGGGTAAATCACAAGGTGTAATTAAGTTTGAGAAAAAAGCAGACATATTATTTGAAGGTGTAGATTTAGAAAAATATTTTTATATTGAACCTAAAGACTTGCCTAAGACGGAACTTGTAGAATCTTTAGATACAATTAATGAGGCATTTTGTTTCTTATTTGTAGGGCATTGGTTAAAAGGTAGTTATGGAGAAGATAGGAAAAATGTAGCTGTATTAGTTAAAACATTTTTAGAGACATTTAAAAATAAAAAAGGTGCACCTGCCTTAATTATGAAAACAATGTCAGGTCCTGCTTCTATAATGGATAGAGAAGAAATCCTAAAGAAAATTGATGCTATTAGAAGTACGATAAACGGTAAATTACCTAATATTTACTTAATACATGGAGAAGTAGATGACGAAGACATAAACCATTTATATAACCACCCTAAAGTTAAAGCAATGGTTAACTTAACCAAAGGTGAAGGATTCGGACGTCCCTTACTTGAATTTACCCAAAGTAAAAAACCAATAATTGCTTCAAATTGGAGTGGACATTTAGATTTCCTAAACCCTGAATTTGCAAGTTTAGTACCTGGTGAACTTAAACCCGTACACGAATCAGCTATTCAAGATAGGTTAATAATTAAAGATTCAAAATGGTTTGCTGCTGATGTAAACTTCACTACATTGTTATTAAAAGACTATGTAAGTAGCTATAAAGGGTATGCCGAAAAAGGTAAGCGTTTAGGACATTATTGTAAAACAAACTTCTCATTTGAAAAAATGCAAGAAAAGTTAGAAGCCATAATGGACGCAAATGCACCTAAAAAAGTAGAAATTAAGCTCCCAAACATTAAAAAAATCTCATTACCTAAAAAACCAGCATAATGAAAGATAAACTAGACATATGCCCCAAATGTGGTTCAGATGCGTGCTACGTAGTTCCACTTAATAGTACAGCCAACACCTATAACTGTTTTGGTTGTGGTTTTACTACAAATGACTTAATGAAACGAGGTGAATTTAACTTCGAAGAATACGAAGAGACAATCCCAGAACTTTATAAAGATATTAAGGTAATGGATGATGAAGAACGTATTTGGTATCCTATTACAATAAACATTCACAATAAAGGAACAGTATTTGTCCATGGAACAGATGCTACAAATTGGGAGTGGGCTGGTGTAAAGGTTAAAGAAGTAACAGAAGAGGAAAAAGGTAAGTTCAAAATACCTGGTACTGACGAATTTTATGCCCATAAAACAGACATGACTACTTTAAAGAAATTTGGTAGAAAAGACTTTATAGAAGGATTAGACTACATCAACTTTTTCGAAGAATAGTATGATATCATTTTTAGTTACAGCATATAACGAGTACGAAGATTTAAAACGTCTTTTAGGACAATTAACCCAAGTTATTAAAGATTCTGATGAATTAGTTATCCAGTTAGATACAAAGGCTACTGTTGAAGTGATACAGTTGGTAGACGAATTTATTGTAAAAAATAAAGATGGCATGTTAATTAAAAAGTGCCATTTTGATTTAAATGGAGATTTTGCTTCATTTAAAAACAATGCTAAAAGTTATTGTACTAAAGATTTCATTTTTCAAATCGACGCAGATGAAACCTTATCAGAAACATTTGGTACAGTAATCCATCAAGTATTAGAATCAAATGAAGAAATTGACTTAATGTCTGTACCACGTGTTAATATTGTTAAAGGGTTAGAACAAAACGATGTTATAAGATGGGGGTGGCAATTAAATAACCAAGGTTGGGTCAATTGGCCTGACAACCAGCATCGAATTTTTAGAAACAAACCTGAAATAAAGTGGGTAAATAAAGTCCATGAAAAAATTATAGGTTGGAAGACATACGCAGATTTACCTTGCGAAGACGATTCATATGCCTTATACCATATTAAGGATATAGATAGACAAAGAGCACAAAACGAATTTTATTCAACGTTATGAAAACACTAATTACTGGAGGAGGAGGAATGGTTGGTTCAGCCATGGAATCCGAATTAAAACTAACTCGCGAATATTGCGATTTAACAAATAGAAGACAAACCGAAACTTTATTTCAAACTATTAAACCAGAAGGTGTAATTCACTGTGCTGGTAAAGTAGGAGGTGTTGGTGGAAATATGAACTTTAAGGGTGAATATTTTTATGACAACTTAATGATTAATACTAACGTAATAGAAGCATCTCGTAAAGCAGGTGTAAAACGATTAGTAGCCTTTCTATCTACCTGTGTATTCCCAGATAAAGTCCAATATCCCTTAACAATAGACCAAATCCACACTGGAGAACCACATAGTTCAAACTATCCCTACGCATACGCAAAACGTATGGCTGATGTTCAAATTAGAGCATATAGAGAACAATATGGTCTAAACTATACATCGGTTATACCTTCCAACATTTATGGTCCTAATGATAACTTTTCATTAGAGCACGGACATGTAATGCCTATGTTAATCCATAAATTACACTTAGCCAAAGAAAACAAATCAGACTTTACTGTATGGGGTAGTGGGAAACCATTAAGAGAATTCATATATTCCGAAGATGTTGCTCGTTTAGCAGAATGGACACTTGAAAACTATAAAGGAACAGACCCCTTAATATTCAGTGGTGATAGTGAAGTAAGTATTAAAGATTTAGTAGATTTATTGGTTCAAGAATTTAATTTTAAAGGTAAAGTTATATTTGACAGTAATAAACCAGATGGACAATTTAAAAAACCATCCGATAACTCTACAATTAAAGAACTTTATCCAAATTTCGAATACACACCCTTCGAGGCAGGAATTAAGAAAACAGTAAAATGGTTTATAGATAATTATGAAGCAGCAAGAAAATAATATTGAATTTATTCAACTGATAAACCTAGGGTTATATAGAACTCATTTAGATTCTTTTGATTTAGACTATTGGGTTAATAACATATACGAATATAAAAAAAACAACCCCATATCCGTTTTAAATAGTAATAGGGGAGGGTGGCAATCTAATCAAAACTTAGATACTATTTCCAAATTTTTTCCTTTATGTAAAATAATTTTAGATGCTATGTATCTTATATCTCCAAACCCCGCAAGAATTATAACTTCCATGTGGGCTAATATATCCCTTTTTACTAATTATAACGCACCCCACCATCATGCTTCTGATGAATATCCTTACACCCGATATTCAGGGGTTATTTATTTAAAAGTCCCTCCAAACAGTGGAGATATTGTTTTTAACACTGCTCTTAACAATAGTTTAGGGCATCCTATATCTCCTAAGGAAAGGGATATACTTTTCTTTCCTTCTGCTTTAGCTCATTATGTAGAACCTAATTTAAGTCAAGAAGGTAGAATTTCAATAGCATTCAATTTTAATTAAAATATGAATAAAAAAGTAGCACTTATAAGTGGAATCTCTGGCCAAGATGGGTCATATTTAGCCGAATTTTTATTAGAAAAAGGTTATGAAGTATGGGGAACAATAAAACGCAATTCCGTAGCTGAAAACCAAACATCACGTTTAGATAAAATCTACCCACTACTAGAAGGTAAATTAGTATATGCGGATTTAACTGATATAGCCTCCCTAATTTCAGTTATACAACAATCACAACCCGACGAGATTTACAATTTAGCGGCGCAATCACACGTTAGAATATCATTTGACCAACCTATATACACATCACAAGCAACAGGCATTGGAACGTTGAATTTACTTGAAGCTATACGTTTAACTAAACCTGATGTTAGAATGTATCAAGCATCAAGTAGTGAGATGTTTGGAAATAATATTGATACAGATAGATTCCAACGAGAAACCACCCCCCTATCCCCTGTTTCACCTTATGGGTGTGCTAAAGTATATTCATACAACATTTGTAACAACTATAAAAACTCTTATGGTATGTTTATCTCAAATGGTATTTTATTTAACCACGAATCACCCAGAAGAGGAACTAACTTTGTAACAAATAAAGTAGTTAAGGGTGCTGTAATGATTTCAAAAGGATTAAAGGATAACTTAGCATTAGGTAATATGGAAGCTACCCGTGACTGGGGACACGCAAAAGATTATGTTAAAGCTATGTGGATGATCTTACAACTAGACCAACCTGACAACTTTGTATGCTCTACAGGTGTATCACATTCAGTAAAAGATTTAGTTGCTTACACATTTGGTAAATTAGATTTAGATTGGAAACAACACATTAAACAAGACCCTAAATTCTTACGCCCTGAAGAACTAGAAGACTTAAAAGGTGATAGTACAAAATTACGTACTGCTACAGGATGGGAACCAGAGTATACATTTGAGACAATGATTGATGAGATGATTGAATATTGGATGAAAACACTATGATATTAAAAATAAAACATTTCGATGAAGCTGTTTTTAGAGGTAAAATGGAACACCTTAAAGATGTTCCATTCACTCTATTTGTAGACGACATCCCAAAAGTTCAAGAAGATTTAAGTGAAGTAAATGTTTTAGTATTACAAGAACCAAACGAATACTTCGGTTTACATGATTGGGCAATAACAAATAAACACTACTTCTCCGTTATATTAACATGGGACGATAAGGTTTTAAACAATTGCGATAACGCAATGTTTTTACCTTTCGGGCATACTTGGTTTAGAAAAGAAGAATACGAAAAAACATATGATAAAAAATTTCAAGTATCCCATTTAGCAGGTGCTTTAAATAAAACATATGGGCATTCACTTAGACACGAATTAACAGCTAGAGAAAACGAATTAAAATCACCAACTAATTTTTATAAAACATATGGAAGTAGATTCTATATTGATGATGCTAGAAAGGGTAAAGTTGAAGTATTTGGAGGAAGTGAATTTGGGGTTGCGATTGAAAACACTAATCATAGAGGGTATTTTACAGAAAAAATCCTAGATTTATTCTTACTTAAAACAATTCCAATATATTGGGGTTGTTCAAATATTGGTGATTTCTTTAATCCTTATGGAATTTTTGAATGTAGTAATGTAGATGATATAACTTACACTATTAATAGTTTAGATAAAACTACTTATGAAAATCATAGAGAAGCTATAGAAGAAAATTATCAAACAGCATTAAAATATGTTGATTATGAACAAAACATAGTTGACACTATAACTAAATTATTTACTGAAAATGGGATACTGGCCTTATAATAAATTATTTGAACAATATAAAAATGATTGTACAGTGTTCTTTGAAACAGGAACCCACATGGGAGATTCAGTACAAGATGCTCTAGATTTAGGGTTTGAACGTATAATATCAATTGAAATAGATGAAAGATTTTATGAGCATTGTATGTCTCGTTTTTCTCTACTTGATGTTTGGGATAAAGTAAAGTTATTTTTAGGTTCAACTGAAGACAATATTGAAAAGTTAACCCAAGAATGGGTTAATGGAAAATGTATGTTTTGGATAGATGCCCATGAAGGTGGAATTAACGCATCCAGTCCCTTTAAGTTAGAAATCGAAGCCATAATGAAACATGAACGAAACGACCATGTTATAATAATAGACGATGTTCATAGGGCCTACATTGGAGAAAGTGGTATAGAATGGATTAAAGAAACCTTGGCTATCCACAATCCCCTTTATACATTTACAAAAACGAACGTCCACCCAAATACAGGTGGACAATTTATAGCATATATTCCATGAAAGAAATTTTAGATCAAGTAGGAGAGTTTGTTAGAGCAAAGGAAACTAAATGGGAAGCAGGTAAGGATTTAGTCCAATATGCTGGTCCTTATATTAACGAGGAAGAATATAAAGCTGTAGTTAGAACTATGCTTGAAGGTTGGCTCGTGTTAGGTAAAGAAGGAGGGGCGTTTGAAAGAAAGTTCCCAAAAAAATTAGGTAAAAAATTAGGTGTATTAGTAAATAGTGGTTCAAGTGCTAATCTACTTATGATGCTAGCTCTAACCTCTAAACGTGGCTTAAACTTACCTAAAGGAACTAAAGTAATTACTCCCATAGCTGGATTTCCAGCCACACTTTCCCCCGCAATTCAAGTAGGTTTTGAGCCTATATTTGTTGATATTGAATTAGAAACATTAAATTTAGACTTAGACCAAGTTGAAAAAGCATGCCAAGAGAATCCTGATGTTAAAATTATTACATTCGCACACGTATTAGGTAACCCACCCAATATGGATAGGTTAATGGAAATCGTAGAAAAATACAATTTAATTCTATTAGAAGATTGTTGCGATGGTTTAGGAACAACTTACGATGGTAAATTATTAGGTTCATTTGGCAAAATGTCCACATGCTCATTCTACCCAGCCCACCACATTACTATGGGTGAAGGTGGATTTGTAGCTTGTAATGATTTAGATACCGAAAGAATATTAAGAAGTTTTAGAGATTGGGGTAGAGGTTGTTATTGTGCTGGACAGGCTAATGCCTTAAGAAATGGAAGTTGTGGGTGTAGATTTAATAATTGGATGCCTAGTTTGCCTGAAGAAATATTTGATCATAAATACATTTATGAAGAAATTGGGTATAATTTAAAACCCACCGAACTTCAAGCCGCAATGGGTAACGCCCAATTAAATAAATTAGATGAAATTGGGGTTCTACGTAGGCGTAACCATGCTGCGGTAGTAGATATATTTAAACCCTATACCGATAAATTTATACTACCTAAAGCCCAGGACAAATCCAACCCTGATTGGTTCGCTGCCGCCTTTACAGTAAAAGACGGAGCAGGGTTTACAAGAACAGAATTTTGCGAATATTTAGAGGATAATTTAATCCAAACACGCCCTTATTTTGCCGGTAATATTATGTTACAACCAGCATACTCTCATTTGATAGATGCCGAAAGAGTAATTAATGATTTTCCTGTAGCAAGAAAAGTAACAACTGATACCTTTTTCTTAGGGTGTAGTCCGGTTATTACATTAGAACAAATAGATTATATTAAAATAATAGTAGATAAATTTTTCACAGATGAGCAGTAAATTTTTTTCAAGTCGTAGTGATAACCCACCTCCAAAATCTAATACAAAAAACTCTACTTCTAGTAGAACTAATGTTAAAAAACAAAATAACGTAAAAAAGAGTGGCCGTGGGAAATAAACTTAAAAGTACTAACAAGTACACAAAAATGCAAAAAAAATACTATGAAGAAGCGGCTGCAACCGGTGATGGTGTAACCGTGGATAATGTAGTAGGATCTTTTGACCAGCATAATAAATGGTGGGATTACAATCTTTTGTTTATTAGGTTAGGTGATACTGATTATTCTAGTTTTAAGGTATTGGATTTTGCTTGTGGTCCCGGCCGTAACTTAGTTAAATATCGAGATAAATTTGGGCAAATTGATGGTGTAGACATTGGTAAAAATAATATAAAAAATGCTAAAGCATATCTTAAGAAAGAAGGAATAACTAATTCTGAATTATTTGTATGTAATGGTATAGATTTAGATGTTATTAAAGATGAGAGTTATGACCTAATAATTAGTACTGTTGCTTTACAACATATTAGTGTTTGGGATATTAGAATGAACTATTTTAAAGAATTTCATAGAATTTTAAAACCTGGTGGTGTAATTTGCATTCAAATGGGATTTGGCTCACCATCCCCTTCCACAGTATTTTATCATGAAAATTACTATGATGCCCCTGGTACTAATAGAGCATTTGATACTAGTATTGAACACCCAAACCAACTAAAAAAGGATTTAAATAATGCTGGCTTTCCTTGGTTTAATTATTTAATTGGCCCAACAGGGCCAGGTGATGTACATCCCTATTGGATTTATTTTAACGCGCAAAAATCAAAATAATGAACAAAAAAATAGTATACGTAACAGGATGTTTTGGTTTTATAGGTAGTCACGTAACTCGAGCGTGTTTAGCTAAGGGTTGGTATGTTTATGGTGTTGATAAAATGACTTATGCTTATCATAAACCTTCATATGATGAATTTAAGGAACACCCCCATTTTTCATTTGAGCAAACGGATATAAACGATTTAAAATTTTTATATGAATGTGATTATGTAATTAACACGGCCGCTGAAACTCACGTTGGAAATTCAATAGTTAAAAGTGATGAATTTGTAAAATCTAATATAAATGGTGTTCATAATTTACTTGAACTTCTTAAAAATTATAGAGGAGAAGGCAAAAACAAACCTATACTATTACATTTTTCAACAGATGAAGTATATGGAGACATTACAGAAGGGGAACATATCGAAACTGACATGCTTAAACCTTCAAACCCATACTCCGCTACCAAAGCAGCGGCAGACCAATTAATTACAGCTTGGGGTAGAACACATAACTTACCTTATGTAATACTACGCCCAACTAACAATTATGGTATAGGACAATATGTTGAAAAACTTATTCCAAAAACTATTAAGTATCTTACATTAGATAAAAAAATACCATTACATAACGAAGGAACCCCCATACGTAACTGGCTACACTCTAAAGATACAGCAAAAGCCGTAATTACAATTATTGAATCAGGTGTTAAAAATGAAATTTACAACATTTGCGGGGGATATGAGCAATCTAACTTGGCTACTGTATCTAAAATTATTAAATTATACTATGGAGATTCTAAAAAGCTGTATAGTTATTTAGACTTATCATATTCAAGACAAGGTCAAGATATTAGATATGCCCTAAATGATAATAAATTAAGAGCATTAGGGTGGGAACCTAAATCTAAATTTGATGATGAACTCCCACAAATAGTAAAATATTATAACAAAAACTTTATATGGTAAGGGTAGGTGATTATGTAGCTCAATTTTTAAAAAATAAAGGAGTTGAACATATATTCCTGGTTACGGGGGGAGGATCTATGTTTCTTAATGATGGTATTTCTAAAGAACCATCTATTACACCTATATTTAACCATCATGAACAGGCTTCCACTATGGCTGCCGTCGCATATTCAAAAGTAAATAATAAAATAGGCGTTGTAATGCCTACTACGGGTTGTGGTGGTACCAATACAATTACAGGACTACTAGATGCTTGGCAAGATAGCAACAAATTACTAATCATCTCAGGCCAAGTAAATACAAAAGAGGTAACTTCATTAAAACCTGAATTAGGTTTAAGAAAATTAGGAGTTCAAGAAGCTAATATTACGGATATTGTTAAACCTATCACTAAGTGGAGTATAGTTGTAGATAATCCTAAAAAAATTAAATATTATATAGAAAAAGCATTTTATCTTATCTCTAATAAAAGACCAGGTCCTGTATGGTTAGATATTCCATTAGATGTTCAAGGATCTTTTATAGATCCTAACTCTTTAAAATCCTTTACCCCACCTATTACAAACATTATCCCCCCCGATATTTCAAATCTTTTAAAAAATTCACAAAGACCTGTAATTATAGCAGGGTATGGAATACATTTAGGAAATGCTCGTAAAGAATTTCAAGAATTTGTTGAAAAATATAAAATTCCTGTAACCTTTACTTATCTTTCTATTGATCTCCTCCCTAGTACCCATCCACAATATATTGGAAGGCTAGGAACTAAAGGAGATAGGGCAGGGAACTTTGCTGTACAAAATGCTGATTTAATTTTATCTATAGGTAGTAGTTTAAGTATTCCTGTTACAGGATTTAGGTATGACACATTTGCTAGAGAAGCAAAAATAGTAGCAATAGATGTAGACCCTTTAGAACATAAAAAACCCACAATTAAAATAGATGAATTTATAGAATGTGATTCTAAGTTATTTTTAGAATCTAATATGTCTTTAGACTATGAATGTAATTTACAATGGTTAGAAAAATGTAATGAGTGGAGAAATAAATGGCCGGTTCATAACCCTAAAAATAAAAAATTAAACCTATATTCATTTACCAAAACACTATCAGATTCACTTGATAATACAGATTCTACCATAATCACAGATGCGGGTTCAGCTTACTATGTATTATGTCAAGCTTTATTAATTAATCAAAATCGATTTATTACATCCGGGGCTCAAGCTGAAATGGGTTTTACCCTACCAGCTTGTATAGGAGCTTCATTTGCTAACCCTAATAGTAATATAATAGGAGTAACAGGTGACGGTTCATTTCAGTTTAATATTCAAGAATTACAAACTATAATACAATACAATCTCCCAATTAAGATATTTGTACTTAATAATGATGGTTATATGTCTATTAAGAATACTCAAGATAAATTTTTTGAGGGAAGATATTTTGGGGTAAATTCGGATTCAAATGTTTCTTTCCCCTCAACTAAAAAAATATCTAAAGCCTATGGTTTAGATTATTTTAAATTTTCATCTCTTAATAAATTAAAAGAAGATATAAATTCTGTCCTTAATAACCCTAATCCTACTATTTGTGAAATAATTTTACCTTCTAAAGAAGCAATATTACCTTCATCATCAGCAAAAGTAAATGAAGAAGGGAAAATGGTATCACAACCCTTGGAGAATATGTTTCCCTTTTTAAGTAAAAAAGAATTTAATAAAGAAATGATTGTTAAAAAATTAAAATAAAAATTATGAAAAAAGCACTAATATTAACTTGGGAAGGGTATAAAGATTATGAAGCTGTTTATCCTTACTATAGGTTAATTGAAGAAGGTTTTGAAGTAGATGTTATGTCTAATGTTATTGGAAAAGTTCAAGGGATTTTAGGTAGTTCAATTCCAAGCCATTACCTTACCAGCGACTTAGATGATCCTACATTATTTGAGGATTTCCTAAATGACTACGAAATATTAATTTTACCTGGAGGCGTAGTTTCATTAGAAAAACTAAGACTATGTAAATCATCAGTCAAATTTGTATCTGAATGGAATAAACTTAACAAAACAATAGGTAGTATATGTTCAGGAGCTCAAATGCTTATTTCTGCTAAAGTTGTAAAGGGAAGAGATATTACTGGGTACTATAGTATGGAAGATGACATAATTAATGCTGGGGCTAATTTTATAGATGCTCCTGCGGTAACTGATGGAAATATTGTAAGTAGCCCACATTATAAATGGGTAGGGCACTGGATGAAGGAAGTTATTAATGTATATAATTCTAAGTAAATGTATAAAGATATAGTTGTAACTAAACCTTGGGGACATGAATACCTTGCTTATGAAAATGACGAGGTAGGGTTATGGTTTTTACATATAAAAGAAGGACAACAAACTTCCATGCATTGCCATCCTAAAAAAACTACTGGTTTAGTAGTATTGGATGGTGAAATAGAAGTATCGTTCTTAGCCGATAGTAGAAAATTAACTGCCCCAAGTAAGGTTATGATTAGAAGAGGATTATTCCACTCCACCAAGGCACTATCAGACGAAGCACTTATATTCGAAATAGAAACCCCAAAAGACAAACATGATTTAGTTAGACTAAATGATTCTTATGGGCGTGCTAAATCAACTTACGAAGGTAAAAAATTCGAAAATCCTAAAACAGATAAAGACTTATGGATTGAAGAACCTGAATTAGGTAAAAGTATAGATTATCAATTTGCTGGGTGTAATTTAAAAGTAGAAACAATAGATAATATTGAAGTTATTAACAATAAAAAAAATTCTGATATTATAATGTTTTTAAAAGGAGGAATGACACGTAACTTAGAGGACACAACCCATACTGTAACTTCACCCGGTGATGTAGGACATGGTAGTATAATTAAACAAGTATCTACTCAATTAGATGGAGTAGTACCGGGAACTATAATAATGACAATTACAAAAGATGAATAAAGATAATTTTCCACCTGGTTTTGAAGACGATGCTAAAAACATTGGTATAGATTTTGATGGTGTAATCCATAACATGGATAAAGGATTCCATGATGGGGCTGTATATGGTGACCCTATACCAGGGGCATTAGATGCTTTAAGACGTTTAGCTAAAGATTACACTATTATAATTTATACTGCTAAAGCAAAACCATCACGTCCCTTAGTTAATGGTAAAACAGGAACTGAATTAGTGTGGGAATGGTTAGAACAATATGATGTAGCCCAATATGTAAAAGAAGTTACAGCAGAAAAACCAAGGGCAATTTTGTATATTGACGATAATGGTTATAGATTTAGTAATTGGAGAGCAACCCTAGAATTTATTAAAGCTGTATGAATATAAAATTCAACTATAAACTATTAAGAAAATTATTATTAGAGGCATTAATTAACATAAATGTCCCTAATAATGTGTCTATACCTTTAGTAGATTCCCTTATAGAAACATCCTTAAGAGGCGTTGATTCACATGGGATTAACCTATTCCCCTTATACTATAAGCTTCTTAATAGAGGAAGAATAAATAAAAATCCTCAATTAAAAATAACCCAAACTGGATTATCAACTACAACTATAGACGCTAATAACGGGTTGGGATATTATGCTGGAAGTAAAGCTATGGATAAAGCTATAGATATGGCTTCTGAAACAGGTGTAGGAGTAGTAACAGTAAAAAACTCAAATCACTTCGGTGCTGCTAGTTATTTTACTCATAAGGCTGCTAATAAAGGAATGATAGGATTTGCTTTTACTAATACTGAACCTTTAGTTAATGCCTTTAATAGTACGGAGGCCTTTTTGGGGACTAATCCTTTTTGTTTTTCGGCTCCCATGGATAAAGAAGAACCATTTTGTTTAGATATGGCAACATCTACAGTAGCATGGAACAAAATAAAAAATTATCAAAGAGAAAACCAAACCCTATCCCAAGGTTGGGCATTAGATAATAAAGGAAATGAAACATTAAATCCCCATGATGCTCATAGTTTAATTGCTATAGGAGGATATAAAGGATTTGGTTTAGGAATGATAATTGAAATACTTTGTTCGGGGTTAACAGATAGCACTTTAGGGGTAGATATACATTCTATGCATGATATAGAAAACCCTAACGAAAGAAAAATAAGCCATTTCTTTTTAGTTATAGACATTAAAAAATTTATTAATTTGGATATTTTTAAAAAATATATGTCTACTTTATCTACTAGAGTAAGAAATCTACCTAGTTCTAAAGAAGAAAAAGTTTTAATGGCTGGAGATAAAGAAAAAGAAAATTTTAAACAAAGAGTTACTAAAGGTATTCCTGTAGATGAAATTAAGTTCCAAGAATTTTTAGACATATCCCCTAAATTTAAACAATCTATATTATAATGAAAATACTAATTACAGGTGGTAATGGTTTTATAGGTAGAAACCTAATAAAAGCCTTACAAGACAAACACGACTTACACTCCCCAAGTAGTAGTGAATTAGATTTAACTGATGCCCAACAAGTAACAACGTATTTACAAACTAAATACTTTGATGTTGTAATAC